GGCTTGACTCCTAGAAAAAAAGATTTATAATTAAATTAAGGAGGTATTAAAATGGCACTGATAATTATTGCTGTTGTTGCTGTTCTTCTATTTTTTGTGGTATTGTTTTTCGCTGGTTCTTGGGGCTTGTCCTCTTTCACAAAAGATTTGGAATCATTTAACCGAAAAACGCTTGGCAAAAAGGCCAAGAAGGATGCCAAAACAATGCTACGGCTGGGCTATATTATTGATAGGAAATGGTATGATAAAACCCGTGAAGCCCTCGAAGCGTTAAATGATTGGGAGTGCCAAGAATTATGGCAAAAGTTAAAGCAACTCGAAGAAGCAGGAGAGCTAGAAGCTATTAAACAGAGATGAAAAGAGCAATAATATTAATATTTTTAATCATCAGTTTATTAAGTATTTGTATCACTGGATGCAGTCAAAGCTATACGCAACAAGACCTAGATATAGCTTATGGCCAAGGCTGGCTTGATGGATTTCAAGCAGCAACGGAAGCATATGAACCCACCCCCATTACCACACCTACTAAACCAGACGCAACGCCTGAATCAACTCCAGCGACAAAGAAGTCCATTACACTTAGGGGTACTAGTGATGAAACAACACGACCCTTTAGGGTAACTACTGAGGAGTGGAACATCGAATGGTCATATCAAACAGATGACCCAGAATGGGCAGTCTTTAGTCTTTTTATTTATCCTCGTGGCGAAACAGTGGGATATGTAGAGGCAATAATGTCTACGGGGAGTATGAGCGGTTCAACTTATAGCTACGCTGGCCCAGGTGAATATTATATTGTAGTAGGGGCTGCTAATATCAAGTCATGGGTAATTAACATTCATGAGGAATAAGAGAACCCCCACCTGCTACCGTGTAGAATCCCCCTGAGGCTTACTAGAACGTGATTTAAGGCGTTTAACCTGTGCTTCTAGTGATAAACCACTACCCTGAGGTTTCTTCGCTTCTTCCATTCTGAACTGGTCGGCAATTGAAAGCATGGAAGCCATCTTGATTATCTCCGCTGATTCCTTTTCAAGCTCAGATGGAAGACAGTGGAACATCCGGCACAGTTCAGCCCTGAGATATAATGGAGGTGGATTCTTCCCACCAGATAGTACGCAGTCTGCTATCTGGTGTTGCTCGCTAAAGGGAGGCCGACTATTGCCTCCTGAATCTTTGTGGTGAGTAATACCAATAAATCAACGGGAAGTGACTTTAAGCCCTTAGTATTACACGGTAAATCCTTGTCCTTTGTATCAGTGAAGTTCCATGCTTGAATTGTCATTTCTAGCACGCCATAGATAGGAGGTAGCACTTCTTTCATGTCTTCCTGATTAGCTTCCTGAATTGCAGTGATATAATCAAGCAACTCCCCGGCGGGGGGATTGGTACAAATATCTACCCAACCCCCCTCGTAATCACCATCTAGTTCTATTCGCTTGGTCTTAACTGGAATTTTCATCAATCTCCTTATGGGGTTACTGTAGGAGTACCGGTATTCTTAAAGACAACACCACTCATACGAATCATATCGCCTATTGTCACAGCAATCGGGACATTCTCTATATAGCAATTACCCGAAATAATAGGATTCGTCCCCGTGCCATTAGGCCGTAATTCATAAGTAGTTACAGTGTTTTTATCCCACATGCCATCAAGTTGCGCCCAGGGTCCTACTGCTGCGGTGTCATCGAATAAGAAATCAATAGTAAAGGAAAGGTCTCCCATTTCATCAGATGCCCACGCCTTGTGAGTAGCCCCCATTGCGGTAACGTCAACCAAAGTCTTACCTTTCAGGTCTATAGAAGCCCCTGTAATGTAGGCCGATAGGTCAACTGAGTTCAGGTATAGATAACAATTGCTTCCTACTTTTAATGCCATTTCATTTTACCTCCTTTTAAGTTGGATTAGCTACCCTAATTGCCATTATTAAGGTTGTGGCAGCAGCCGTAGTGAATTTGCAATTTATTGTGCCATCGCTTTGGTTCCAGATTAGCGGAAGGAAAGGTCCGTAAACATACATCTTTTTCGAAGTGATTGTTCGGGTTAACGTGGCTTCAGGTCTGCCATAGGGATCGTTAATTGCCGAAAAAGTCAAAGTATCCCCTGCCCCCGTTGAGGGGTCATCCTGAACCAATAAGACAACATTCCCATCATTGGGAAAGTCGAAACCATCTGCTGCCTGGGTATCTGCCCCAACCATCTCGGCAAGTAATTCATCCCCAGTCTTGTCTGCTGCCAATACCGTTAGTGTCGTATATGTCGCCATTTTAATACCTCCTCTATTCTATAGCTACTATCTCGAATTCAGTTCCAAGATACATCTCACCGCCCCAGACGAATCCACCCTGCCCTGTATTGCCCTCGACCCAAGCAGTGTCACAGGATGAATTTAATGTCGGGTCAGCGTTTATCTTTGCCCTGACTGAAGAAGCCCCCGTATTATCTAAATAATTCAATAAACTATTCAGTGCCGATGGCAAATCCTGTCTAGTAACCGCCAGCTTTACACGAAAGCGGTGTTCCTGCGTGGCATCACCACTCCCCATTGCTACGTTATAAGTAGTTCCAGAATGCAATATCAGAGCACAGGGGAATTCATTGAGACCATCTGGTAATTCGGCAGGGGCGTAAACCCTCAAATCTGATATACCCTCCAAGATAACGGCCAGTCCAGCTCCTACAGTTTTTAAGCTCATTTGAATTCACCTTCAACTTCCCTGGCGACTTTAACCTCAAAATCCTTTAAGTCGGGTTGCATCTGCTCAACGACATACCCAAACATACCCTTTCCTAATGCTTTATATCCGTGCTCCATATGGCGGGCTTCCATCTTATAAGTCCCATATTCTACGAATTCAGCATATTCAACATTAGTACCAACCCTGATAAAATCGGCCCCTAATTCAACTCCGTAACCCTTGGGATAAGAACCGCCCCTATATGAGCCACCACCAATTGAAGACCTCAATCTTCCCGTATCAACCACTGTAGCCATTTTGACATTGCGCTCAATCTTGAGAGCTAGTTTGGACAAATTGTTTTCAACGGGTTTCTTCACCCCCTTATCCAATGCTGCAGTGATTTCTTCGGCACCAGTGACTTTTATTGAAAAGCCCATTTTATAGATTCCTCTTGATATAGGGGTTTAGCATATGCTGGACATCAGCATCTAAGCCCTTAACGACTTTCACTTCACCAAACGTGGGGGAACCAACAACATCAGAATAACCAGTTTTCCTACGTTGAAACCAACACACAACCTGTATTATGGCTGCCCCCTTAATTGGTTCGGGGATAGATGAAGAATAACCCCATGTTCCCGTTATCTGAACACCTTTCTTGATTCCGGTGGCAAACCCGCCATAATTGGAATTGGAACTTATTTTAATAAGAGTTTTAGGAGTTGTGTTAAGGGGATAAAGTTCATAATCGGTAGTTGCTAGGGTGGATTCATAAACACCATCACCATCTTGGTCCAGTTTGAAGCCACTAGCATCTATGCTTACGAGGTCATCAATGAATAGGATAGCACCTCCGTCAAAATAGCGGGCAGTCGCGGTGACAGTATCAAACGCACGCTTGCAATATTTATCAATAAGTTCCTTGGCAGTTCCTACCCAGCCGCTAATCAGAGCATCATATTCATCTGTGGTTATATCCAATTCGCCTTTGATTTCTTCAACGGTACAATAGTTAGCCATCAAGCACTCTCCAAAACAACTAATTGACCAGCATCGGTATGGTCTTCGTAGCCAGCTTTAATCATTTCAATGTGCCACAAGTAGCGACCTACTGTGGTAAAATCAGTGTTGACTATAGCATATGTGCAAGTGCCATCTGCGGCAGCACCCGTACAAGTACCATCAACAATCAAAGTGCCAGGTACGTTTGCTTCCCACACCTGAAATTTCACTGTGTCATAAGAGGTTAAATCGTGGACTGTTTTATCATTATTGTAGACAGTAAAATTAAGGTCAATCCCAAATACGCCCTGGGGTATGCTTACCTTATCAGTTATTGCAGTAGTCATGGTTTTGCCCTCATCCTTGCATCTATATTTTTATTCGTATAATAAGAATCTATATCCCTATCAGACAGATAGGCCACCATATCCCTGTCGGACAAATAGGCATCATGCTCTCTATCGTTCAAGTAAACATCAAAATCTCGCTCACCCAAATAGGCTGACAGTAAAATAAAGGCTATTAAGGCTATTCTTGAAGCCGTTACTGAACTAACTACTGATATTGGGGATGAAACCAGTAACAAAAAACCATAGGTTAGGGCAGCATTCTGGACAGAACTAGTAACTGATACTGAAGCACCTATAAGGTTAGCTACCCCGCTTCCCGCTATAGATGAATTTCGTACCGAACTGGTTGTAGCCACGGTCGCAGCCATGAATGGGGCAATTCCCGAGCCAACTATGCTAGCTGCTACTACAGACGCTATGGTGTTGACTACAGCGGCCGTTAAAGGTGATATTCCAATTCCAGCTATTACAGCTGCTGCTATTGACGACTGTACTTGTACGGGAGCAGATGTTAAGGTTGCTACTCCAACTGCCGCCAATGTGCTATTCTGAATGGTACCCGCCACGGCTACGACCACAGCCGTTAACTCTACTGCACCTGACCCGGATATACTAGCGTTCTGGACTGTTGCTGATACGTCTATTGGAGACGCTGTTAGGACAACAATCCCGTCTCCAGATATAGATGCGGTAACAACAGAAGAAGCTGCCTCAATAGGTGCCGCTGTTAGCTCTTGTTCTGCTGCTACATTCGCTATGGAGCCTGTTACAACTGATGAAGCAACTGCTATCGGTGATGCCGTTAATGGAGCCTCGCCTTCCGCAGTTAGAGCAGATTGCTGAATAGATGACGTTACTGCTATTGGTGAAGCTTGAAGTATAAAGCCTACCTCTGCATTGACAACACTCGATGTTATAGCGACTGGACTGGCCGCTAATGGTGCTATGCCTGTACCTGCGATACTTGAAGCCTGTACAGACGAAGCAACTTGAATAATGGCGCCAGTAAGTGGTGCGTTGCCAGAGCCAACTATTTCAGATGATACTACCGATGATATGACAGTGACTATGGCAGTTGTTAAGGGAGCAATTCCAGTACCAGATATGGAAGCTGTAACAACCGAACTGGTTACGGCTACTGGTGAGGTCTGTAGGATGAAGCCAATATCCGCCTGAACAACGCTCGACACTACCGTAACTACTGTGCCCGCTAGGGGCGCATTGCCTGAACCAGATATGACAGAACCTTGGACGCTAGAAACCACACCTACAACGGCAGCAGTCAGTGGAGCATTGCCGCTCCCTGCTATAGAAGCTGTCAGTATAGAGCTAGTTACGGAAACTACAGCACCCGTGAGAGGGGCATCACCAGAACCTTCTATAGTTGATGTCTGTACCGAAGATGTAACAGACACTACGGCAGCGGTTAATATCGTTACTGAGGTTCTTATAGTGGCCGTCTGTACCGAGCTAGTTACATTGACGACAACTCCAGTTAGTGGGGCTGTTCCAGTCCCTGCTATGGTTGCCACTGCAACGCTTGATGTTACTGCGACAA